ATGTTACAGAATCAGACGCATCAGATGAAGACGCGGCAATCCGTGAAGCGGTGACACAAATGTTCACCCCCCCCACCCCCGGCGACAAGGAAGCATGATGACTGCTTCTAAAAAAAATAACTTCATCGACTTCATTGAGGTCTATGGCGACAACCCGGTGGCCTTTGTTGAAGAGGTATTGGGTGCGACACCGTTGGACTGGCAGAAGGATTTCCTGCGCGACATCGCACGCGGCGAAAGGCGCATCAGCGTCAGAGCAGGTCACGGTGTTGGAAAGTCAACTGCGTGTAGCTGGGCTCTGATCTGGCACATGGTCACACGGTATCCTCAGAAAGGTGTGGTCACGGCTCCGACTGCACCACAGTTGTTTGATGCTTTGTTTGCTGAACTGAAGTCATGGATCAACAAACTGCCTCCGGTGTTGAAGGACAGTTTTGAGGTTTTCAGCGACAAGATTGCATTCAAGGCTGCGCCGGAATCCAGCTTCATCAGCGCACGCACCAGCAGCAAGGAAAGACCTGAAGCACTTGCAGGTGTGCACTCTGAGAATGTGCTTCTGATCGTTGACGAGGCATCAGCGGTTTATGAGGAGGTCTTTGAAGCAGCGGCTGGCTCGATGTCAGGCCATTCGGCTACGACTGTTTTGATCAGCAACCCTACTCGCAACAGTGGACTGTTTTACAAGACGCACCATGAACTAGCGGCAGACTGGAAACGGATGCACGTTAGTTGCTTGGATAATCCGCTTGTATCGTCTGACTTCGTTGCACAGATCAAAGCAACTTATGGAGAAGGCAGCAATGCTTTCCGTATCCGTGTTCTTGGTGAATTTGCTTTAGCAGACGATGACACGCTGATCCCGGCAGAACTGGTGGATGGCGCTATTAACCGAGATATTACAGTATCTGCGTCAGAGCCGATTATATACGGTGTGGACGTTGCACGGTTTGGCACGGATAGAACGGCTCTTTGTAAAAGACGCGGCAATGTTGTGTTGGAGATCAAGTCATGGGGTGGCTTGGACCTGATGCAGACTGTCGGTCAGATTGTAAATGAAGCAAAGTTGGATGCTCCATCGGAAATCTGCGTTGATACAATTGGCCTCGGCGGCGGTGTTGCAGATCGACTGCGTGAACAGGGTTATAATGTTGTCGATGTGAACGTGTCTGAATCGTCAGCCATGAACCCGAATGCAAACAAGCTGCGTGATGAACTGTGGATGTCGGTCAAAGACTGGCTGGCAACAAGAGCTGTTAAACTGCCGCGTGATGAAACACTGCGACATGAGTTAGTGGCGCCACGGTATAACTTCAGCAGCTCTGGCAAGTTGATCGTAGAATCGAAGGATTCCATGCGGAAGAGGCGTATGCGTTCACCTGACTTGGCTGACGCACTGTGCCTGACTTTTGCAGGTAATGCTGCGATGGTTGGTGGTAGGGCTATGGCGTGGAAGCCGGGTAAACCGATAACACGCGGGATCAGAGGTGTGGTGTGATTGGTTGGCTCCTGTAGCTCAGTTGGAAGAGCAACTGATTTGTAATCAGTAGGTCGCGGGTTCAAATCCTGCCGGGAGCACCATTCGCATTCGTGTTAAATTTAGTGTAGTTTATGCAGCGAAGATAAGGTGATCGCGATGGCAGAACTTCGTCCGTATGAACAGACATGGCGAGATCGTCTTGCATCCATGCTGCTTGGCGATGGTCGTGCATCATTGGGTGCACAGCAGTTTGTTGAAGGGTTGCTTGGGTCACGCGGTCTTGGGACTACAGGGATGGGTCTGGTTGACCTGACGCCTGCTGGTATTCCTATGGCAGCGCAGGAGGCCCAAAGAGATGTAAACGCTGGAAACTATGTTGGCGGTATTCTTGGGGCAACGGCTGTTTTGCCTGCGGCAAAGGTGGCTGCCATACCTGCTAAAATAGCGGCAAACGAGGTTGCACGCACTATCCCTCAAAACCTCGATGAACTTAGGCTATTGATGTCTCAGAAATACCCTGATGTGAAATTGGATATTTCTGGAAAGGAATCTGGTCCAGTTGTCATCAATAGGATTGTTGTTCCAGAAGATCAACGCGGAAAGGGTATCGGCTCATCTGTTATGAATGACATATTAAATTATGCTGATCAGCAGGGTAAAGTTGCAGCACTTACACCAGATTCATCATTTGGAACTTCAAAAGGTAAGCTGATTGATTGGTATAGCAGTATGGGATTCAAAATGAACAAAGGAAGAAGCCGTGATAACTCAATATCGGAGTTAATGATGCGCCTTCCTAAACAGGGTGGTGAGTGATGGCTAAAACACCTGCATGGCAGCGGTCAGAAGGTAAGAATCCTTCCGGTGGTTTGAATGCAAAAGGTCGTGCATCGGCAAAAGCTGCTGGCATGAACCTGAAGCCACCAGTTAAGTCTGGCGATAATCCTCGTCGTGCGTCATTCTTGGCTCGTATGGGTTCAATGCCGGGACCAGAGCGCGATGAAAAAGGCAAGCCAACACGTTTACTTCTATCGCTGCAAGCATGGGGTGCGAGTTCTAAAGCGGATGCCAAGGCCAAGGCAAAAGCTATCTCCGCGCGAAATAAGGGAAAGGGCAGCAAGTGAAAAAGCCTGTCTGGAAAACGAAAGACCCGACGAAGACTGACAAGAAGCTGTCTCCTAAACAGAAGTCAGCTGCTAAATCGATGGCAAAGGCTGCTGGTCGGCCTTATCCTAATTTGGTTGATAATATGAGGGCTGTCGCCCGCATGAAGAAAGGAAAGTGACATGAGCAGCTTTTTGGCAAATGGTCGCGTCTGGGGTGACGCTGAATCAATCACAACATCTGCGACTGCAAGCAATGCTTACTCCGGCATCTATGTCGGTGGCACAGGCGATGTGATTGTGGTGACAGAAGCTGGCACGACAGTGACGTTCAAAGCTGTTCCAGTCGGCACGATCATCCCGATCCGCACGCAAAAGGTACTGGCAACTTCAACTGCTACCTTGATGGTCGGCTTCAAGTAAGAGGTACATCATGGCGCGTATGCCTGAAGGGATTGGCCTTCTTTCATCTCGTATGCAAGAGATGATGGGTGAAGGTGAGATGGATCGTTCTTGCCCAGTGGCAACACGCGACATCACGATGAACTTGAAGAACCGTGGCAAGGCAATCAAGGTTGCCATGTATGGTCCTATGAATCCTGATGAACCGAATGAAGATTACTGGCGCAAGATGGCTATGAAGTGGGATGTTCCTGCGGAAGAAGCTAAAACAATGCGCTGTGGTAATTGCTCTGCATTCATTCAGACAGCAAAGATGCTGAAGTGCATCGAAGAAGGGCTGGCTGATGGCGACAATGAAGCGGATGCCTTTGAGACTACTGAAGCGGGTGATCTTGGGTTTTGCGAAGTCTTCGACTTCAAATGTGCAGCCAAGCGCACTTGTGCCGCATGGATCGTCGGTGGACCAATCACTGATGAAGGTGACGGTGAAGACTACGAAGATGAAGACAGTGAAATGTACTCATCTGAAAACGGGGAAATGGACTGATGAATCTTAGCATCTGTGTTCCTGCGCGGGAGACTGTGAACACAGGGTTTTCGTATGATCTTGCAATGTTGTGTGCACGGTTTTACGGAAATGCTCCTGCGGGTACGACATTCAACTTGAACTTTCTCAACGGGACTTTGATTGCAGATCAGCGGTCAAAACTCGTTGAGATGAGTCTGAAACAAGGTGCAACGCATATTCTGTTCTTGGATAGTGATATGCGTTTTCCGTCATATTTAGTTGAGAAGCTAACTAAGCATGACAAAGACATAGTTGCCTGCAACTACGCATCGCGTCGATTGCCTGTGAAGACGGTAGCATTCAGAGACTTCTCTAATCTGTCTTATATGTATTCGATGGATAAGAATGGTATTGAAGAATGTGATGCTGTCGGCATGGGTTGTATGCTGATCAAGGCAGAAGTGTTCAAGCAGGTTAACTATCCGTGGTTCCAGATTCATTATCTTCCATCTGCTCGTATGTGGATGGGTGAAGATATGTACTTCTGTCAGGCAGCAAAGATGGCTGGTAAGAAGATTTGGATTGATCACGATCTATCCAAAGACATCAGGCATATCGGTTCTTTTGAGTTCGGGCATGAGCATACAGAACAGGCTATGGCTGATGATGAGGCGCTGGCAGCAGCGGCAGACAAGATCAAGGAGATGAGCGATGAAGGGTAAATCAAAGATCGCTAAGGTGATGGGCGAATATAAGAAGGGTACACTTCATGCGGGTGTGAACCCGAAGGGTCCGAAGAAGGCTCCTATGGCTAAATCTCGTAAGCAGGCGATTGCGATTGCTCTGTCTGAAGCCGGGATGAGCAAGAAGAAGAAGTAATGGAACACTTCTACGACCAGATTCAAGGCTGGTTTAACTTCAAGGAACCGTATCGTCAGGCTGTCCGAGAGGCGTCTGATGGTGCGGTTTTTGTCGAATTAGGGTGCTGGAAAGGTAAATCTGCTGCATTTCTAGGTGTTGAAATCATCAACGCTAGAAAAGCGGTTTCCGTCCATTTTGTCGATCATTGGGGAGGTTCCGATGAACCTGCGCACAAAGCTGATCCTGAGTTGGAACGTGTTTATGAGATATTTAACGGCAACATCGCACTTCTGCGCGGGCTTAATTGCTCTGTGCATCGACGGTTTACGGTGGATGCTGCGGCAGATTTTGCGGATAACAGCGTGGATTTCATCTGGATTGATGCAGGCCATGAGCACGATGAAGTCATGGCTGACATCACTGCGTGGTTCCCGAAGCTGAAAGTCGGCGGCGTCATCGGTGGTGACGATTATCCTATGGATGGTGTAAAATCAGCAGTGAAACAGTTTTTCCCGCAGCACGAAGTCGGCACAGAGGGTGGATGGCAGTGGTGGCGGGTACGGAAAAGGGGTCAATGATGGCTATGCAAGACATCCAGCCGGGGACATACACACCAGACCTGATCCCACAGTCTGCTGATGGGCCGCAGGATGCGGCATATAACACTGAAACTGGCTATCTGACGCCATACGATGTGCCGATGTCTGAAGACCAGTTCCGATACACTGTGTATCAGGCTATTCAGGACGCACAGACATACATTGACAGCTATATCGCGCCTGAACGTGAACAGGCGATGGCGTATTATCTGGCTGAACCGCTGGGTAATGAAGAGCAGGGACGATCACAAATCGTTATGACGGAAGTACGCGACACGGTACTCGCGATGCTTCCGTCATTGCTCCGAATCTTCACAGGCGGCGACAAGATTCTGGACTTTGTGCCTAAAGGTGCAGAGGATGTTGAAGCCGCAGCACAGGCAACAGACCTGATTGATTACATCTTCAACCAAGAAAACCCCGGCTTCCGTACATTGCATGATGCAATGAAGGATGCACTGATCCTGAAGACGGGCATTCTGACTTGGTACAAGTTGGATGAAGTCAGTGTTGAATATTACTCATATTCAGGTCTAAATCAGGCTGAAGCAAACATCATCACCAATGATCCTGATGTTGAAGTTGATAGCATCTCAGAAGAGATGGACCTGATCAGTGGTGAAGTGAAGATCAGCCTTACTATTCGTCGTAAACGGAAGAACCCGCGTTACGTTGTCGAGTGCATTCCACCTGAACAGTTCCTTATCGACAACGAAGCAACATCGTTGGATGACTTCATTTACATGGGTCGCCGCAAACTGATGACAATCAGTGAACTTGTGGCAATGGGATACGACCGCACGATCATTGAGCAGAACGCTGGCACAGGCGGCTTCGAGATGAATAACGAAGTACTGGTGCGCAATCCTGCTGACCAGTCATTCTTCGGTCTTGAGCTTGGAAACGATGAAAGCACCAACAAGGTGTTTTACGTTGAAAGCTATATCAAGGTTGATAAGGACGGTGATGGCATCGCAGAACTGCATAAGGTCTGCACGGTTGGAAATGGTGCTTATGTTCTGCATGATGAAGTTGTGCAATCTGCACCTTTCTCCATCCTTGCACCTGATCCAACACCGCATACGATCTTCGGTCAGTCTATTGCTGACCAGACGATTGACCTGCAGCGCATTAAGTCTGCAATCATGCGTAATACGCTGGATTCACTGGCACAGTCTATCCATCCTCGCACTGCCATTGTTGAAGGACAGGTCAACATTGACGATGTTCTGAACAATGAGACTGGTGCAATTATTCGTATGCGTCAGGCTGGTGCAGTGCAGCCGTTCACAACACAGTTTGTCGGTCAGCAGGCGCTGGGTGTGATGTCCTATATGGACGAGATCAAGACGCAGCGCACAGGCATTTCCCGTGCGTCACAGGGTCTTGATGCAGACGCATTGCAATCGACAACACGCGCAGCAGTGCAGGCACAATTGTCATCGTCTCAGGAGCGCATCGAAATGATTGCGCGTCTGTTCTCTGATGGCCTGAAACGCTGCTTCCAAGGTCTGCTGAAGCTGGTGATCCAGCATCAGGATAAGGCAAAGATCATCCGTCTGCGTGGCAAGTTTGTGCCGATTGATCCGCGTGGCTGGGATGCCAACATGGATATGGTTGTCAACATTGCACTTGGTCGCGGTTCAGACGAGCAGCGCATGGGCTTCCTGATGACTATCTTGCAGCAGCAGAAGGAAGCAGTGCAGGCATTTGGTCCGATGAACCCGCTGTGTGGCGTTGACAAGATTGCATCAACACTTGGTCAGATCACACAACTTGCAGGTTTCCAAGACACTGCAAAGTTCTGGAACCAGATCACACCGCAGCAAGTGCAAGAATATGCTGCAATGATGGCATCTAACAAGTCGCCTGATCCTGCAACAATGCTTGCTAATGTTGAGGCAGAAAAGATCAAGGCTGACATCATCATCAATGCTGCCAAGCAGGAACTGGATCGTCAGAAGGCAATCGCGCAGGCAGACATTGAGCGCGACAAGCTGTATGTCGATGCCATGATGAAGGCTATCGAGATTCAGGCAAAATATGGTGCGCAGGTTGATATGGCTGTCATCAAGGGTGAAGTTGATAAGCAGCGCGAAGAAATCAAGCAAATCTTTGCAACGGTTGGCGCACAGCAGCAGCAGATGCAGCAGCAGCCCGTGATGCCTCCGATGCCAGTACCACCGGGGGTGATGTGAGATGCAGACTTTTGAACAGGAAGAGCTATGGCGGTCAGCCAAGGTTTTCCATGATGACGCGCTGTTCAATGAGTTAATGAAACGGCTGGAACAGCGTTACATGAATCAGTGGCGTCAATCGCCACCGGATCAGGCATCTGTCAGGGAGGATGCCTATAACATGGTCCGTGCGGTATCTGCTCTTTCTGAAGAACTGTCTGCACTCGCAGCAGAGAAGAAAGTTGCAGATTTCAACGCCCGATTGAAACGGGCATAACTTGGGAGTAATATAATGTCGAATGCCGAGAAGTCGCAGCCTAGCGAAATCGGCCTTGCAGATGCCGCTGGTCGTATCTCAGCAATTCTGGAAGGGTCCGCACCCACAGCCGAACCTGAGAAAAAGCAGATGGCTCCTGCCGCAGTCGAAGAGACTGAGGCGACTGCTGAAGATGCTGATGAGACTTCAGCACCTGATGACGAGGCAGCGTCGAATGACGCGTCTGATGGTGATGAAACAGCAGATGAAGCAGGGAATGATGATGATGGCTCTGAAGAGCAGCTGAAGCCGGATACGCTCGTAACCGTCAAAATTGACGGCAAGACGCAGCAAATCCCGCTAAAAGAGGCTTTAGAAGGGTATCAACGTCAATCCGATTACTCGCGGCGTATGAATGAGTTGCGTTCTGAGAAGCAGGCGGTTGAGGCTGAAAGGTCGCAGCTTCGTGTAGCCACTGAACGGGTTTTGCAGGAACTTCAGCAGTTCGAAATGCAGGAACCTGATTGGCAGCGGTTGCACCAAGAAGACCCGATCAACTTTCCGCTGATTGAGAAGCAGTGGCGTGACCAGCAGGCTCGTAAGCAGCAGTTGCAGGCACAAAAGGCTTATCTTGATCAAGTCGCTTATCAGAAGGACTTGGAGCAAAAGCAGCAGCTTGTTGAGATTGGACGAAAGTACCTTCTTGATACGTTTGCTGAATGGAAGGACCAAGAGAAGTTCGAAGCATCGACCAAACAGCTTCGTCAGTACGGCATGAAACAAGGCTTCACTGAAGAGGAATTGGGAAATGTTTACGATCCTCGTTATGTCGTAATGCTTGAGAAAGCACGGAGATATGATGAATTGCAGGTCAAACGTCCTCAACCTGTTAAGCAGGATGGACCAAGGCCAATGCGTTCCGGTTCGACTGCTTCATCTCCTAGAACGCAAACTGATGTCGCCCGTGTAAAACAGCGTCTCAAATCAACAGGCCACGTTAATGACGCGGCTGCTCTCTTTGCAATGCTAGACAGGAAGTAAGACAATGACGACAGTTTCCAAGGTTACAACCTACGATGCTCCGAACTCCATCAGGGAAGATTTGAGCAACATCATCTATGACATCAGCCCGACTGATACGCCATTTATGAGCAACATCGGTCGCGACACCTGCGAAAACACATATTTCGAGTGGCAAACGGACATTTTGGCCAGTGCTGACACTGGTAATGCCGCCATCGAAGGCGCCGATGCAGGTGATGCTGACTTCACTCCTACCGTCCGTGTCGCAAACTACACTCAGATCAGCAAGAAAGTGATCTCTGTGTCAGGCACTGACGATGTCGTGAACAATGCAGGTATGCGCACACAGATGGCCTATCTCACCGCTAAAGCCGCAAAAGAGCTGAAGCGTGATATGGAAGCTATCCTCACCAGCAACCAAGCTGGCGTGGCTGGCAATAGCACATCGACTGCTCGTAAGACTGCTGGTCTGCCCACATGGCTCATCACCAACTCGCAGGCTAACGGTGCAACCGTTTCGGAAATGTCCGGTGCTAACGGCAACGGCTATCCCGACACAGCGTGGACTTCGCTTTCGACTTCGACAGACGTTGCTCTGACGGAAACGATGCTGAAAACCGCAATTCAGCAGGTCTGGACGCAGGGTGGTGATCCGTCGATCTTCATGGTCAACGCATACAACAAGACTGTTGCTTCTGCGTTCTCTGGCCTTGCACAGCAGCGCGTGAACTACACATCTGCAACACCGTTGAAGATCATTGCAACGGCTGATGTGTATCTCGGTGACTTTGGTGAAGTGGCTATCGTTCCTAACCGCTTTAGCCCCGGCAACTTCGCCTTCGTGCTCGATCCTGAGTATGCTTCGGTTGCTTATCTCCGTCCGTTCCGCACGTTCGACATCGCTAAAACTGGCGACTCGGACAAGAAGGAAATGGTCGTGGAATACGGCCTCCGCATTAAGTCTGAAAAGGCTCATGCAGTCATCGCGAACATCATTGCTTCGTGATAACACTGGGGCAGGAGAAATCCTGCCCCTTTCATCTTGGGGAACACTATGGCTGAAGAATACGCACCCGGTTCATTTAATCTTGGTTATGACAGCGTTAGTGGAACGCTGACCAAGATGCACATCACGACAGATCAGAAAATGGTCTTTGAAGATGTGGTCAACATTGACGGGATTGCAGAGCAAAACAAAGCAATCAGGGACAGCATCAGCAATACAGAGCGCCTGCCGGATGGCATGGTGAAAGTGGCATCTTTGCCCATGATGGTGTATCTTGAATTGCAGCAGAAGGGCATTTTGAAGGATAAGATGGCCTTCCGTAAATGGCTTCGGTCTGACGCAGCAGCGCCTTACCGTAATCACCGGATCACAAGCTGATGGGCACAATCACTAACTATTCAACGCTGCAATCAGCAATCGCTGACTATCTGAACCGTGCTGACCTGACTTCTCAGATTCAGACGTTCATTCAGTTTGTTGAGGCAGACTTGAATACGCGGCTTCGTTGCCGTGAAATGATTGTGCGTGCCACAACCACCAATGATGACGAGTTTGTTAAGCTGCCTCTCGATTTTCTTGAGGCACTCAACTTGCAGATTGTTGGCGGTGCATCACCGTTGCGATATGTCACGCTGGATGAAGCTGACATGATCAACAAGGCGCAGGTTCTAACGCAGGTGTCAGTGTATTCACTGATGAATGGTGCGATTGAACTTATTCCGCCACCAAGCACTGATGTTGAAATTGAGATGGTCTATTATGGGAAGATTCCTGCATTGACCGACTCAAACACAACAAACTGGCTGCTGACTAAAGCACCTGATGTTTATCTGTATGGCGCACTTGTCCATGCAGCACCGTTCCTGATGGATGACCAACGCATTCCTGTATTTGGCAACATTTACCTGAAGCGCGTTGAGGAACTTAATCAGGAATCACAGAAGTCACTGCATAGCGGTTCGCCGCTGCTTGCTCGCACCCGCAGCATTTACATCTAGGAGCTAACAGATGTCTAAGTCTAATGCTTTTGAAAATTCGCTGTTGAAGTTGATCTTCAACGCTACTGCAATCGCAAATCTTGCAGACAATGCTGCAACATCTCCGCTGACTAATCTGTATGTGTCTTTGCACACAGCAGACCCCGGCGAAGCTGGCGACCAGTCAACAAATGAAGTGTCTTACACTTCTTATGCGCGTGTTGCAGTTGCTCGTACGACAGGTGGTTGGACTGTCACAAACAACAGCGTCTCGCCTGTCGCCAACATTGACTTCCCGGCTGCTACTGGTGGCACGGCGACTGTGACATACTTTGGCGTTGGCTCTGCATCGTCTGGCGCTGGCGTTCTTTACTATAGCGGCACGGTGACGCCCAGCATCTCTATCTCGTCTGGTGTGACGCCACGACTGACAACGGCCTCCACTATCACTGAGGACTAATCCTCATGGCATTCGTCTCTGCTGATCGTGTCAGAGATACAAGCACAACGACAAGCACCGGGAACTTCACGGTTTCCGGTACTGCTCCGACTGGCTTTCGTACACTGTCGGCTGTGCTTAGTGTCAATGACACGTTTTACTATGTCATTCAGGCGCAGGGTGCGAATGAGTGGGAAGTCGGCGTTGGTACATATTCCAGCGCAAACGTGTTTGCACGTACAACTGTGCTTGCATCTTCAAATGCAGGTAGCGCAGTAAACTTCTCTGCTGGCACGAAGGATGTGTTCACTACGCTGGCAGCAGCGCGAACCATTCAGCGTCAGTCAGATGGAAGTGTGTATGCAGGATCAGGTGGTGGGTCTGACAATGCAATTATCCTGAATGGGATTACGATTGCATCAAACTACACGATTCCGACTAGCTACAATGCTGGTTCGTTTGGACCTGTGACAATTAACAGCGGTGCTACGGTCACTGTGCCGTCAGGCAGCGTGTGGACGGTGGTGTAATATGCCTCTGAAGCTCAATTCAACTGGCGGCGGTAGTGTCACTGTTGATGTGCCTAATACGGCATCGACATACACTGCTACTTTGCCTGCAAGAACAGGAACGATCATCACATCCGCAGACAGTGCAACTGTTACGCAGAGTATGATTGCTTCTGGCGTTGCTGGTACTGGTCCTGCTTTCAGCGCGTATAGATCAACAACTCAATCTAGTGTGTCTGCTAATACATTTACAAAAATTCAATTTGATACTGAAGAGTTTGATACAAACAGTAACTACGACAATACAACAAACTATCGGTTTACACCGACAGTTGCTGGATATTATCAATTCAATGCCTGTTTCCAGCCTAGCGCGAGCGGTGCTGCTCTTGTTTCCATTTATAAAAATGGATCACGAGTTAAGGAAGGAAACATTATTCAAACAGGCAGTGCTGGCGGCCCAAATACAACAGTTTCTGCCTTAATATACTGCAATGGAAGTACAGATTATGTTGAGGCTTATGCCTATGACACATCTGCAACAAACATTGCTGGTTCTTCAACAGCTACATATTTCCAAGGCTTCTTGGCGAGAGGTGCATAATGAGCCTATACGACAAGATCATGCTTATTTATCCATCATTAACAATGATGGATTTTATGACATACATCACGCTTCAAAATGATGCTGATGGGCGAGGTGACTACATTGCTCGCTGGGAGCATCCTACTTTCCCGCAGCCAACAGAGCAACAACTTAAGGAAGTTGGCGCATGAGCACCCTAAAAGTCATCAACGTCATTCATCCTTCAGGAAGCACAAATAACATTGTGACTGACTCAAGCGGCAATGTGATTTTTGGCGGCACGGCTGCAATGGCATCGTCGTATCTTCGCAACCGCATCATCAATGGAGATATGCGAATTGATCAGCGCAATGCTGGAGCAAGTGTGACTCTTTCTGATTCAACGATCACATACGGGGTTGATCGTTTTCTTGCCTATGAAAGCACATCTGCTTCAAGCTGCACTGTTCAGCAAGTTTCTGATGGCCCTACATCTGCAACTAATGGAGTTGTATTCCCAAACTCCTTGAAGTTTACGGTTGGCACGGGTGGAACAGCAACAGCATCGCAGCTTGCCATCATTGAACAGCGCATTGAAGGATACAACGTATCAGACTTTGGATACGGCTCCACAAGCGCGTTGACTACAACTCTTAGATTTTGGGTCAAATCCAGCGTAACTGGTACGTTTGCTGTTGGTTTGCGCAATGCAAATGATACGCGGTCGTATGTCACAACTTATACGATTTCGTCTGCAAATACTTGGGAGCAAAAGACGATCACTATAACGGGTGATACAACAGGAACGTGGAACACTACAAACGGCAGCGGCTTACAAATTCGTTGGGATTTGGGTTCAGGATCAACTTATCAAACATCAACATTAGATGCTTGGCAGTCTGGTCTATATTTTAGCACAAGTGGAAGAGCCAATTTGATTGGCACATCATCTGCGACATTCTTCATCACAGGCGTCCAGCTTGAAGTTGGCTCTGTCGCCACGCCGTTTGAACGCCGTCAGTATGGGCAAGAGTTGGCGCTGTGTCAGAGGTATTTTGCGCGGCTTGGTTCTTTGTCTGGCAACTATGTTGGATTTGGCGCTGGTATGTGCGACACCACATCAACGGGGTTTATTTACATTAAATACCCAGTAACCATGAGAGGCACACCAGCTCTTTCACAATCAAACACTTGTATTTATTCAACAACAGCAACATTTGCCACATCTAGTCTTGGAACTGTCTATTATGGTGGTGATTCACTTGCTGCAAATGTGAATGTGACGGGAACTATGACGGCAGGGCGTGGTGCTATGTTAATCGGAAATAACAATGCTTCTGCCTACATTGATCTGTCTGCGGAGCTTTGATCATGCCATATCAAAATGCAAAGTATCTCAAAGACTTTAATGGCAATAACGCTTGTATCAGCGTTTACATCAATGGTGTGCAATTTATTGTTCCTATTGATGAATCAAACACAGATTACAACAACATCATGCAGCTTGTCGCAGAAGGCAAGCTAACCATCTCACCAGCGGAGTAAGATGATGCCGATTACGATCAGCGGTAGCACAGGTGTTGCAGGCGTTGACGGGTCTGCATCTACGCCTGCGTTTCAAGGAACAGACACTAACACTGGAATTTACTTTCCCGGTGCAGACCGTATTGGTTTGGCAGAAGGTGGGGTGCAAGTTGGCGAATTTGATGCAAGCGGTAATTTAAAATTCAACAGCGGCTATGGCTCTGTTGCTACAGCTTATGGTTGCCGTGCTTGGGTGAACTTCAACGGTACAACTGCATCACCATCAACAATTCGTGGAAGCGCAAACGTCACAAGCGTTACAAAAAATACGACAGGTGATTATACGGTTAACTTCACATCAGCTATGCCAGATGCAAACTATTGTGTTGCTGGAACTGCTGGTTATACACAAGGTGGATCATCAAGCAGTGTTGGATACCTTTCGTTAAAAGGAAATACTTCATTAAGTACAGGGTCTGTATCTGTAATCACAACTTATCAAAATGGAACGACCCAAGATGATGGGACCGTTTGTGTAGCAATTTTCCGTTGAGGTGAGATATGAGCAAGCAAATTATCTATCCAAACGGAAATGGCGGCATCTGTTTAGTCATGCCAACTAGAGAACTTCCTGTTGAAGAAGTGGCTCGTAAAGATGTGCCTGCTGGAATCCCGTATCGCATCATTGATGAATCAGATGTTCCTGCGGATCATACGTTTTTCAACGCATGGGAAGCTGATTTCAGCAATCCTGATGGTTATGGAATTGGCGCAGAAGCATGGTTTGCTGAACAGGAGAATAAGTAATGATTACGGTCAACATGGACAAGGCAAAACAGATCGGCCACACCATGCGCCGTGAAGCACGCGCAGAAGAGTTTGCGCCTTATGACAAGATCATCGCAGCGCAAATCCCCGGTCAGAATGCGCAGGAAGCGGAAGTTGCTCGTCAGGCTATTCGTGAGAAATATGCTACAATCCAGCAGGCGATTAATGAGGCATCTACGCCAGAAGAGATTAAGGTTGCATTGGGGCTCTAAATGGCTGACTGGCTTGGCATAGCAGGGACACCAATATCATCAGGGCCAATCTCTGCGGCTCTGATTGAACCTGCTATTTATGTCGAAGCTGTTGGTTCGGCTACTGGCACTTGCACAGTCACTGCGGTTGGTGCGTCAACTTATGACGCTGTGGCATCTGCCGCTGGCACTTGCACAGTCACTGCGGTTGGTGCTTCTACATTTGCTTCTATAGCATCTGCAACAGGAACCTGCACTGTTGCAGCAGTTGGCGCTTCAACATTTGCTGCTGTTGCATCAGCAACTGGAACTTCGGATGTTGCAGGAATTGGAATTTCGACAGCTGCTGCAACAGGTGCGGCTTCTGGAACAGCGGATGTTTCCGGTGTCGGTACGCAGATCATCAACTCGGTTGGCGCTGCAACTGGAACATCATCTGTTTCAGGCATAGGCGCCTCCACATTTGCGGCAGTTGGAAGTGCATCTGGAACATCTACAGCAGCAGCTGATGGACAGGGTGTACTTGTCGTATCGGCTGTGGCTTCTGCTTCTGGAACATCCACAGCATCTGCTGTTATGACTGCTACAGCAACAATGGTTGCAACCGCAGTTGGCACATCAACCGTAAACGGTGTTCTAAGGGCAACGGCTACCTTCACTGGAACGGCAGTCGGTTATGCTGTATGCTTTGGCTACATTAAAAATGTCGGTTGGACGCCTGAGCCAGTCGATCCTGACACATGGACGGATCAGCCAGTTAACGATGCTACATGGACGGCATCAACATCAACTGGTGACTGGTCGGTTATACCGACACAGGACGATGAATGGACAGAAGTGCCTACGCCAAATTCAAACTGGCAGAAGGCGGCTTAGGAGAGAATAGATGGCTGACAGTTACACAACTAACCTCAATCTCACTAAGCCCGAAGTTGGGGCCAGCCGTGATACATGGGGAACCAAGATCAACGGCGATATGGACACGCTGGATGGCGTTTTTAACGCTGCTGGTAATGGTACATCTGTCGGGTTGAATGTTGGTGCTGGCAAAACACTAACTGTAGCTGGAACTGCAAACATCAGTGGAACACTTGTTGTTCCGACATCTACATCACCTACACAGGTGACAGATGGTTCTATGGTGTGGGACAGCGATGATAACTTGCTGACAGTTGGAACTGGTCTAGCACGTAAAACAATGGTTGATACGGATAGCACGCAGACTCTTACTAATAAGACTCTGACTGCTCCTGTTATATCGACAATCAGCAATACTGGAACTGTAACGCTTCCAACAAGCACTGATACACTGGTTGGTCGTGCTACAACAGACACTTTGACAAATAAAACGATCAATGGATCAAACAACACAATAACAAACATTTCGATGACAAGCGCTGTCACAGGAACACTTCCTGTTGCTAATGGCGGTACTGGTGTTGCTACGATTACAGCCAACAATGTCATTCTTGGAAATGGCACTTCTGCTGTTCAAACAGTTGCGCCCGGTTCATCTGGAAATGTTTTGACATCTGATGGAACTACATGGGTTTCATCTGCACTGTCATCGTTCTCAAATATGCAGGTTTTCACATCTAACGGCACGTTTACCGTTCCATCAGGCGTAACTAAAGTAAAAGTTACTGTAGTTGGCGGTGGTGCAGGAGGAAGCAGTGGTAGCGGCAATGCTGGTGCAGGCGGCGGTGGCGGAACAGCCATCAAGATCATCTCTGGTCTTACTCCAGCAGGAACAGTATCTGTCACAGTAGGCAGCGGTGGTTCTGCTGGCTCTAATGGTGGCACTTCATCATTTGGCGCGTATTGCTCTGCAACTGGTGGAAGCACAACTACAGGCGCTAATGGTGGTCCCGGTGGTTCTGGTTCTAGCGGTGATCTAAATATGACTGGTCAAGGTGGCAATGGTGGTGCTTTGGTTGGCAGCCGTGGCTATTATGGCGGTGGTGGTTCATCGTTTATGGGTGGCGGCGGCGCCGGATATGTTGATGGCGGTGGCGGCAATGGTGGACTTTATGGCGGCGGCGGCGGTTCAGGCGCATCAGGTGCGGCTGGTGTTGTCGTTGTGGAGTATTGATAGATGAAACAGGCTCTGATCTCTCCAAACGAAAATGTTTACGTTTACGGATATGGCAATGTCGGTAAACGTATTGCAGAAGTATCCACTTCAACTTTTGAAGTGGCTGCACCTTTGTTTTGGACGCCATGTCCAGACTATGTAACGGCAGAGGCTTATTACTATAGCGATAACGGTTCTTTTTCCGTTATTCCTGCTCCTATTCCTCCGCAGCCGGAATGATGAATTATGGAAATGCAGTCGATCATCAATATGTCGGTTGCGGCTGCATTTGGTGTAGCTGGCTGGCTAGGTCGTGAGATGTGGGGTGCAGTCAAAGAACTGCGCAAAGACCTGCATGAGTTGGAAGTTGGTCTTCCAAAAGAATATGTCCAGAAAGTCGATTTAGATAAGCGCATGGAGCATATCGAATATATGTTCCAGCGCATCTACGACAAACTGGAAAGCAAGGCAGACAAACCTTGATAGTTTCACAAAAAGAGGGAGATGACGAGGTGAACAAACATGGACCCCGCATCTATTGCTCTTATATTTGGTGCAGCAAAGACTGCTTATGAAGCTATTAAGACAGGCATCAAGGTCGGTAAAGAAATACAGGGTATGGCGGGTGACATCGCCAAACTTTACGGATCAGTTACCAGTCTCACTAAACTATCGTCTAATCCTCCTAAGCCTAAAATGTTTAGCAAGGTGTCTGCCGAAGAAATGGCAATGGACATCGTTGTTAAACGTAAACAGGCAGAAGAATGGTTTGCGCAGGTCAAAAATGAGTTTGTCGCCACGTATGGAATTGCGGGGTGGCAGGAAGTTGAACGTGAACTCACGCGCATCCAAAAGGATCAGAAGGCAGCGCGTGAAAGAGCAGCCAAGGAAGCGGAAGAGTTTCAGCGTGAGGTGATGATAATCTGTACCATTGGTGGTATTGTTATCTGCATCATCATCGGTGTTTTTCTGGTGTTTCTGGCTATATAGGGGGACAGCATGGACCTATTGAAAACATTTGGACCATTGCTCCAGACAGTTGCTCCTACGCTGGCAACAGCCTTGGGTGGACCATTGGCAGGTGTTGCTGTCAAAACATTGTCTTCGGCTCTCCTTGGGCATGAAGAAGGCAATGAAGACGATGTAAAGGCTGCCTTGGAAAAGGCAACGCCAGAACAGCTTGCAGCTGTGAAGCAGATTGACGCTGATTTCAAGGTTCGCATGAAGGAACTGGACATTGATCTTGAGCGCATTGCTGCTGCTGATCGTGACAGCGCCCGTAAGATGCAGGTATCAACCCAAGACTGGGTTCCACGTATGCTTGCACTCCTGATCACCGTTGGATTCTTCGGCATCCTGACTTGGATGCTTCTTCATGGTATGCCGCAGAATGGCACTGAAGCACTGCTTATGATGCTTGGTGCACTTGGTACGGCATGGACTGGGGTAATCAACTTCTACTATGGTTCATCGGCTGGATCGAAGGAAAAGAATGCCTTGATCGGCAAGGGAGATGGAAAATGAAGAGCAACTGGGAAGACTGCTTTAGGATGGTCTTGAAGCATGAAGGTGGATTTGTAAACCATCCGCGTGATCCCGGTGGTATGACCAATCTCGGTGTCACAAAGAGAGCATGGGAAGAATACACAGGTCAGCAGGCTGATGAGGCAGAAATGCGCAGTCTGACACCTGAGATGGTTCAGCCGTTCTATAAGGCTCGTTACTGGGACAAAATACGTGGAGATGAACTTCCGTTTGGAGTTGATTATGCAGCCTATGATCTGGCAGTTAACTCTGGACCAGCCCGTGCAGCTAAATACCTACAGCAGATCGTAGGTGTTCCGGCAGATGGCATCATTGGGCCAAAAACACTGGCTGCTATTAACGAAGCACCTGCTGATGAGGTGATTGATGCTCTTTGTGGGATGCGGATGGACTTCTTAAAAGGCTTGCCCACCTTTGATACCTTTGGAAAGGGTTGGACTCGTCGTGTTGCTGAAGTCGAAGAGAAGGCAAAGGGCATGGCCTGAAGCCTGTTTCGTGGTATAAATAATGGACTTCTGAGGGATAACTATGCCACTGGCTCCAATTAACATTCCACCCGGTGTCTTGAAGACGGCAACGCCGCTTCAGGTCAAAGGTCGCTATTGGGATGCAAATTTGATCCGCTGGCGTGCTGGTAAATTGCTTCCTATTGGTGGGTGGCAGCGTATCAGTGAAACACCGCTTGCAAGCACTGTTCGCACCATTTTTAGCTGGTCCAGCACAATTGGATCATCTCTCACTGTTTTTGGTTGTGATGATAAATTGTATTCGCTTGAAGGTGCGACATACGATGACATTACACCTGATGGTTTTGTTGGTGCTGAAGATACGTCAGTTGGTGGCTATGGTGCTTATGACTATGGCGAACTGCTGTATGGTGATGACACAGATTTAACTTATCCGCGTCCTGAATCTGCTTCATTTATCCCACCGTTCTCATGGACGTTTGATAACTGGGGTGGCGAACTTCTTGCTGTTGCATCTAGCGATGGTCGATTGCTTCACTGGCAAGAAGGTGAAGGAAAGATCACTGTAGTTGGTATTGAACCAATTACATCTATTGCTCGCGTTTCAAACGTGGCAACAGTAACAACTACATATAATCACGGGTTCACCAATGGTAATACCGTTGTGATTAGTGGAAATTCTGTTTCATCTTTGAACGGAACATACACAATCACATCTGTTCCAAGTCTCACCACATTTACCTATGCTAACTCTGGTACAAATACGACTGGAACAGGTGGAACTGCGTCATATCCAACTGCTGATCTTCCACCGACAAATAACCGTGGTGTTATCGTCACTCAGGAACGCCATGCTGTTTTGATTGGTGCTGGTGGTAATGCTCGTCGTGTTGCGTGGTCTTCACGCGAAGATTACACAGATTGGGATTTTGCCAGTACAACAAATACGGCTGGCTATCTTGATCTTGATACCGCAAGTAAGATCATCATGTGCGCAGCAGTGCGTGAAGGCACGCTGATTTGGACGCAAGACGAAGTATGGCTGATGCAGTATATTGGTCTTCCATATATCTACAGCATCAACCGTATTGGTTTTGGATGCGGGATCATTGCTCCACGCGCATTTGCTACGACTGCTGGTCGTTGCATTTGGATGGGCAAAGAATCCTTCTGGATTTATGATGGCGGTACTGTCAGGCCGCTTCGCTGCGATGTTGGCTCTTATGTTTTTGAGAACATCGACACTGACAGTGGCGCGCTCTATACGCATGGTGCTGAAAACAATGTCTTTCCTGAAGCATGGTTTTGGTATCCATCAACAGGATCAACAACACCAGATCAGTATGTAGTTTATAACTATGCTGAAGACTGGTGGACTATTGGAACAATGGACAGAACTGCTGCATTTGGAGCAAGTATCTTTCCTTATCCGATAGCTGCTGACTCTAATAATGATATTTTCTTCCAAGAAAACGGATGGACAGCGGCAGGTGCTTCACTTGAAGGTCAACGATGGGTTGAGACATCATCCATTAACATTCAAAATGGCAATCTGGTCAGTCATCTTCGTCAGGCTATCACTGATAGTGGGTATGGCTATGACAGCACTACAATCACTGTCTATTCCAGCTTCACACCAGAAGGTGCTGAAACAACATCTGGTCCTTATACTCCGCGTTCTAGTGGTTATACTGATATGCGGGTTACTGGGCGTGATTTCCGCATGAAGATCACAGCAACACAAGATGCTCCTTGGAGCATTGGTGAAATGCGGATTGAGTTTATGGGGAGTGGTGGACGATGAACATTACATTTCCACCTGTACCAGCGTCCTATGATAATGGTTACTTCAACAGAGCCTTTGCGACTTTTTCTCAGGCAGTAAATCAGTCTGTGACTAAGTTTGAGGCTGTTGAAAGCATCTTGCTACAAGCATCTGACGGATCAGTCTGGAAGGTAACTGTAAGCAATACAGGTACACTAACTACAACGGCGGTTCCACTTGGACAAACAGGCGCACCTCCTTACTAAAATGGAGAAAGCACTTAGATTGGGTGGCGGTACGCATTCAGTCGGTGACATCTATCTTGGTTTGCAGTCTGGTAAGTATCAGGGATGGTTCACGGATAACTCTGGTGTGATTACAGAGATATTAGTTGGACCACAGAAGAAATGGCTGAACTGTTTTTTGGTGTTCGGTGACATGGAAGAGGCGATGAGTATGCACCCGCAGGTCATCGCATTTGCTAAAGAGCATGGTTGCTCTTTTATGACCATGAACGGACGCTGGGGATGGCAGAAGATTCTGCCGAAATATGGATGGACCAACAGGTCGGTGTCTATGGCACTACCATTGGAGGATTAAAATGGGCAAAGGTGGCGGCGGTGGTCAACAACAGGTCGTGAATAAGACAGAACTGCCTGAATGGGTGCAGGAAGCAGGTAAGAAGAACCTTGCTGCTGCCTATCAGGTATCTGAAAACATGATGGGACCATATACAGGTCAGCGTGTTGCAGATATTAGCAGCGGTCAACTTCAGACCATCGGGGACATTGCATCTAGCTATGGCATGGCACAGCCTGCTTATGCTTATGCGCAACAAATGGCTGCACAGTCTGGTCAGTACCAGCCGCAGCAAGTGCAGGCAGGTCAGCTTTCAACGACTGATCTTGCTCCATATATGAACCCATTTACTCAGTCTGTCCTGCAATCATCTCTGGACACATTGAACCAACAGCGGATGCAAAACCTGAATGCTGCGTCTGATGCAGCTATTCGTGCCCGTGCATTTGGTGGATCACGCCAAAGCATTCAGGAAGGTGTTGTAAACGCGGCTGCCCAGCAGCAGGCTGCAAACCTTGCTGCACAGTTGTATTCGCAGAACTTCCAGCAGGCGCAGCAGGCAGCACAATCTGATATTGCCCGTCAGATGGCTGCACAGCAGCTTAATCAGGCTGCTGGATTGCAGCAGGCTGGCATTGGTCTTCAAGGTGCACAGGCACTCGGCGGTCTTGCTGGTGCAGGTCAACAGGCTTATCTCACTGGTGCATCATCTGCTCTTGCTGCCCAGTCTGCTTTGCAACAGCAGCAGCAGGCTGAACTTGATGCAATGCAGCAGGCTTATCGTGAAGCCCAGCAATTCCCATTGCAGCAGTTGCAGATTCCTGTCCAAGCACTCGGTGCTACACCGTATGGACAGACAAATACGCAGACTGGTCCCGGTCCTTCCAGCAATCCATTGCTGACTGGTTTGGGTGCAGCCGCGTCTGCCGCGTCTCTCATTGGTACGATTGCATCACTATGATCGACACTGCGTTACTGTTTAGTGGTGGCAAAGACAGTCTGGCTTGTTTGTATTTGAACAAAGACAAATGGGATCAGATGTATGTTGTATGGCTAAACACTGGTGCAGCGTATCCTGAAATGGTCGCGTATATGGCTGAATGGAAGAAAAAGTTGCCACACTTTGTGGAACTTAATTCTAATCAGCCTGAGAACATACAGAATTTCGGTTGGCCTGTTGATGTGTTGCCAGTCAATAACACAATGGTTGGCAGACATATCAGCGGAGAAACTGGACCATTGATGCAGCCTTATGTGTCGTGCTGCTCAACTAACATCTGGATACCTTTGCACTATGGGGTGAAGGATTTAGGTGTTACAAAGGTGATCAAAGGTCAGCGTAATTCTGACGCAAAAAAGTCAACTGCGCGAAATGGTACAAAGGTGGATGGCATTGAGTTTATAATGCCAATCCAAGATTGGACCGAAGAACAGGTTTTCAAGTATCTTGATGAAGTCGGCGCTGTGCTGCCACCGGGATACAAAGAAGGTGAAAAAACAGGAAGAGACTGCTGGGACTGCACTGCATATCTTTCTGACAATGAACAGCGGATTAAGAATCTGTCTCCGTTCAAAAAAGCAGAGGTGCTGCGTAGGTTAAACATCATCGACGAGGCAGTTGGAAAGCAGTGGGTGAGCTATGGCTGATGTAAACACTATTGCGGAATACATCTACAGAAGAGCGCCACTCTACGGCATTGATCCAAATCTTGCTGTCGGCATTGCTCGTTATGAAGGTCTAAATCCAAATACACTTGGAAGCCCCACATTCGGGAACCGTGATGCACGCGGTTATTCGTTTGGTCCGTTCCAACTTTATTCTGGTTCGTCTGATCCGAATAAAATTGCACCCGGTGGAATGGCCTATGAGTTTCAGCAAAAATATGGACAGGCTCCATCCCGTGAAAACTGGATGCAGCAGGTCGATTTTTCGCTTGAGATGATGAAAAATAAAGGAACAAGCCCTTGGTATGCTGTGCGTGACCAAGGGGGCGTTGAAGCAATAACCAAAAAAGGTGCAAACTTTGCCAATTCTATTGGCCTGTTAGGCGGTCAAACTGAAACAGCACAACAGCAGCCAAAGAATGCTTTGATTGCTCTTGGAACAAACGATTATGCCAATCCTCAAGCTGCTGCTGAAGCAACTATGAAGGCTATTGAAGCAGCTAAATCAAGAGGCCTAAATCCTATAATTGTCCCACCTAATGCGAATAATGATAAGTTTAGACCTGTAAGTGAAGCAGTTAGAACTGCTGCAACAGATGCAGGTGCAACTATCGCAACTGGTACATACGAAGCAAAAGACCCATTGCATTTGACACAACAGTCAGTGCGACAACTTATTCAACAGTATCCCGGTGCTATTCCTATTGGAGATAGCAATGCTGTTCGTATCGGTATGGGTCTTGGATATAAGCCTGCTGCTGATGGCACGCAGATTTTTACACCTCAAGGTCAGTTGCTGGCACAAACTGGCATTGGTTCTTCAACCATTGCTCAAAATATCATGGGTCTTCCGCAGCCCCAGATGCCGCAACAACAACAGCCACAGCAGCCACAAGCACCTGCAACCCAGATGGCAGATGTAAAAGGCTATCTTGCTCCTGCATCAACTGCTCAACTTGCTCCGGCTGGTACATGGTCACGATTTGGGCAGGATGTCCTTGGTGGCATGACAGGCGGTCTGCTTGGTACACCTTGGTCAACTCCTGCTGCCAATGCTGTCCAGCCAACACAAGTTGCCTCAATGGCTCCTGTTGCCGCTCCACAGCCAACACAGTTTCCATCTTTGACACCGGGTATGGCTGAAAGTGTGACACTTCCTGCCTCCGTTGGTCAGCCAACAATGCCGCAAATGGCTGGTCTTAATGTGGGTGCTGGGTTGCAAATGCCACCTGCTGCTGCAATGCAGCCGACAACACAATCATTGTTCAACCCTACACCATCTGCTCTATCGACAGCAGGCAGCCTTGCTGGACTTGCCAATGTTGGACTTGGTTTGATGGCAGCAGGTGCAGAAAAGCCGTCATGGCAACCGGGCGCACCCGCACCCGTGCAACGCGGTCAATGGCGTGATATTATCTTCTCAGGTCTTTTGGGGTGATGACATGGCAAGTCTTGAAGAACAGCTTGGTGCACTTTACCTGCAATCTTTGACAGGTGGACGCGTTGATTCCGCAAATTATGGGATCATGCCAGAACAGCCAATGATCCCTGTTGTGCCAACACCACCTGTTCAGCCAACACTGGCTGCTCCTATCATGCAGATTCATCCTGCCATCCAGTCTGCGTTTCAGACTGCTTTGATGAATCAGGCAATGCTTGGAACACAAGCACCACCGTTCAACCCTGCTGAAATGCAGGTAACAACAAATCAGCTCCCTACACAGTATGGTCGTTTGAAGTTTGGTGACACAACTGGAACCATCACTCAAACACCTATCAACTTTGGCGGTCTTTTGGGCCGATAAGGACAAAGAACATGGCACTTCTTGAAGACATCACTGGTGGCATCGGCAACTTCTTTGGTGGGTTGCTGGGTGGCGGTGGTCAGGCACAGACTGATGCGACACAGCAAACTGCTGGTTTGCAGCCGCAGCAGCAGGCAACTGACTTGCTTTCCATGATGTCGCCTGAAGACCAGCGCCGCATGACATACAGTCTGCTTGGTCAGCTTGGTTCAACGCTGCTTGCAGCTGGTCAAAAGCAGATGCCTGCACAGCGTGCACAGTATCTGTCTCAGTTGGGTGCTATTCCCGGCAATGTGCAGCGTGAAGCAATGGGTAATCTGCAAACACGTATGCTTCAATCACAGCTTGCTGAACGGATGCAGAACCAGCAATCACTTGGTCAGATCAATGCGCTGATGAAAGACCCTGCTGCATTCAAGCAGGCTTACGGGTTTGACTTGCCACCGGGTGTATCTGCCGCACAGGTGCAGAACATCGTGCAGCAGCGTGCAACATCGCAGTATGTGAATCCGCTGGCTCGTCAGATTCAAGAAGCACAGTATGCCGACATTCTTGCTAACCGCGAGAAGGCTATTACTGCTCTTGAAGCACAGAAGGCTAACATTGCATCAATCAATGGTGACACATCGCAGATTGATGCACAAATCAACACACTACGCCGCATTTACGGCGCTGCACCTGCACCTGCTGCTGCTGCACCAACTCCTGCACTTGTAACACCTGCTGCACCTGCTGCTGCTCCTGCCGTGACGCCCGGTGGTGTTGTGCAACCGTCAGCACATGCTGCTGCACCGACATCAGAACAGCCGTCTGCTGCGCCTGTTACACCTCCGGCTGCGCCTGCATCTCTGTTTAATCCTCCATCACTTCCGCGTACAACAGCGGAAGCTGGTGCTTCTATCTTCTCGCAGTTTCCAAACATCCCAAGAAATGAAGTTTTTGCCCGGTTGAAAGCAACTGGAGGAGATGCAGCTAAGTTTTCTGAAGAACTTGCAAAACTTGCTACAGACAATCGCAAAGTTGAAGAAGCAGGTGGCCTTGAAGGTCGGGCTCAAAACCTGATCCTTTCTGCAACTAAAGACCCAAAAATTGCAGAAACACCTGAATACTCTGTTGCATTCAATAGAATGTATGGGCCGAAGATGGTCACTACATTCAACCCTGCAACACAGCAGATGGAATATGCTTGGACATCTCCACCAATTCCACAGGGTGTCATCCCGCCGAAAGGGTTGATCCAGCAACCTGCAACAGCAGGAACAGAAGTTCAGCAAACAGGACAGGCCGCTGGTCTTCCTGTGGCGCAGGCTCCTGCTCCCGGCACAACTGCACCGCTGATTGCGCAACGTCCACCTGAAGAAAAGCCTCTTACTGAAGATCAGGCAAGAGCGACAGGATTTGCTGCACGAATGATTCAAGCATCAAAGATCACTGATCCTCTTGATTTTAGTGCTGCTGCAAAGCCGGGTCTTGTTGAAACTCTTGTTGGTCCTAAAATTGGACCTATAGCAACAAACATCATGCGTGATGAAGATAGACAGCGTTATCGTCAAGCACAGGAAAATTGGGTTAGAGCAAATCTTCGTAAAGAATCTGGCGCAGTTATTGGCGTTGATGAAATGGCAAAGGAAATAGAAAACTATTTCCCACAACAAGGTGACACAAACGCTGTTATTGAGCAGAAACGCAAAAATCGAGAAGCTGCTACACAGGGCATGATTACGGCTGCTGGACCGGGTGCAAAGCGTCAAGGTCTTGAGTTTAAGCCTTATGAACCCGGTATGATTGACCGTATTAACTCAGCAACTCCGCAAGAATTGCTGACAATGAATACAGATGACATGACTGAACAGGAAAAGGCAGCTTATGCTGTACGTCTGAACCGCTTGAACAGGGGGCGTTAATGGCAGATCGTGTGAACCTAAATGACCTGATTGCCAAAGAACGCGAAAAACTACAGCAACGGGTTGATCGTGGTGCATTTGAAAACATTCAACGTGGTGCTGGACTAGCAACTCGTGCACTTGGTCCTGTTGCCGCAGGCGCTGCACTAGGTGCTGCTGCTGGCGCACCGTTTGCTGGTATTGGTGCTATTCCCGGTGCACTTGCTGGCGCAACATCGGCTGCACTTGCTCAACCATTGTCTGATGTTGCTGTGACTGCATGGAATGCTTTGACTCGTCAAAACCAACCAGTGCCGTCTCAGGCTATGGAAGAATTGATGACAAGAGCAGGTCTACCTGAACCAGCAAGTGCAACAGAACGCCTTATGTCTGCTGCTGCACGCGCTGCCGTTGAAGCTCCAATAGGAGCAGCGGCAGCACGCAATGTTGCGCAGGCATTGCCAATGACATCTCAGGTTGCACGACCTGTTATGCAGACACTCGCATCTGCACCCGGTACGCAGACAGTAGGTGCTACAACTGGTGCAGTAACAACTCAGGGTGCACTTGAGGCAGGCGTTCCTGCTGGTCTTGCTATTCCGCTTGGTGTTGTTGCTGGTGCACTTCCAGCTGTGCGTCCCGGTGGATTGTTTCCGGCTACAGGCGGTGAAGTTAGGCAGGGGAATGTCAGTTTGCTGGAGCAATCAGGTGTTCCACTTACACCTGCTCAAGTTTCAGGTAATCCGTCTGCTCAGGTTTTTGAAAGTGTAATGAAGTATCTGCCAACATCAGCACCGCGTGTTGCGCGTGTTGAGGATGAGCAGATGCGTGCGTTTACACGAAACATCATGCGAAATGCAGGCATTGATAGCGATGTCGCTACTCCTGAAGTGTTGTCTCAGGCACGCAAAAACTTCAGAAATGAATACACGCAGCTTGAACAGGCTACACAAATTGGCGGTACACAACAGCAGCAGTTGTTTGATGATCTGCTCAACATTGAAAACCGTTATGTTCGCGGATTCCAAGATGTAGCACCTGCATGGCAAAGAATGCGTGATACCGTTCTTGAGTATGCAGGTGGCAAAGCTGGTGAAGGCATCGACTATCAACGGATGCAGTCGAAGATTTCTGAAGAAATCGCTAGGGCGCAACGCAGTGATAGTCCGAATGCACAATTCTGGCGTGAAGCACTGCAAGGTATGCAGCGTGCACTTGGAGATGCGATGGAGCGGTCTGCTGGCAGCCCTGAACTTCGTAATGCGTGGCAAGATGTAAATCGTCGTTATGCGATTTTCTCACGCATTGAAGACACTATGGCGCGTGCTGGACAGGATAAACTCAATACAGGGTTTATCCCGCCTCAACAGATTGCCGCAGTTGAACGCGGTCGCAACCCGCAAATGTGGGCTGAAGGTGGAAATCCGTTCACTGATTTTGTGAGAGCAGGTGCAGCAATTCTGCCTGATCCAGTGCCTAACAGCGGCACTACACAGCGCAGCTTTGCCCAAGACATCCTGACTGGCGGGAAACGTGGCGCACCTGCTGTGGCTGCTGGCAGTGCTGCACAGGGTCTAGGAGTTGCTACGATTGATCCACTGCTATCCTTGGGCATCCCGTATGCCGTGGCCCGTCAGTGGTATGGTGCACCAATGAGGCCTGAGCTTCAGGGCCTTCTAGGGGCGCAGGCTGCTAAGGGTGCAATGGAAGCAGAGTAACAGCCGTTAACACATTGTTAACCATATTCAGCAGCCCTGTGGATAAATCTTCACGGGGTTGCTTTTTATTGGTTGCATTTAGTTTTTTTGCCGTTTAATGTTTTTGGCATGGAGGACGGGATTGGCCCACTCCACTGCTTCGGGGGTTCCGATGGTTGCTTCTTTCGAAATCTGGTTCGCGGTTAACGGTGGTGAAGCTGTTAAGGCTTTCACTTGGACGCGCGATGCAGCTTCTGGCATCAAACGCGCAAAACGCGATGCCGCAGCCTTCGGCTACGACGTCAACCAGATGCAGTTCTGGGCAACTGCCATCTAATGCAACCGGGGAGCTTCGGCTCCCCACCACTACCGGGGAGACAAACATGAACACCTCAGAACTCATCATGAACATCGTTGTCTTTACTGCTGGTTCGCTGATGTTTGGCGTCATCGTTGCCATCAGCATTATTGCAGTGGTGATGCAATGAACCAGCTAGTCAATCCAATAAATATGCAGCGCAATGACGATCAGACATATACCCTGTTCTACTTCGACAAGGTTGCTGGTCATGTTGCACCAATTACAGGAAAGAAGACTGCGCACAAGTGGCGTGCAGTTTCTGTACATGGTCAACTTCAGTATTGCTACACATTGAGTGAGGCACGGAAATGGCTGATCGGGATGTATCACTAGACTTCATGGACAACTATGCACGCATTCGGCAACAGCTATGGAGAGCACCGCCAAAACCTGCGCCAGTTGTCATAACAAAAGCACATGATCCAGAACCAGAACCACCAGAACCGGAAGTAAAACTGCCAAAGAAGATCGATGTTTTTGGTGTTCCAGATCATCCGCTGTTGCGTGGCATCAAACGATCACGGGTTGCAAACATCGTCGCACCAATGCTGTTTCGCGACAATGTGCCTTGGAAAATGGTTGTCAATAACAGCCGTGAGAAAACATGGCACTGGATTAGATATGAGTGCTACTACGCACTTTTTGTGAATGGATACGGATACTCTGAAATAGCGAGACTCTGTAACCGTGACCATACATCAGTGATGTATGGAGTGAGAAAGTGGAGAAAGGAAAAGGGTGATGACTATCAACGATACATTATCAGAACGAGAGAAGACACACGGGTTCTACCGCAACCAAGCAGCGTGTACGCAACAGCTGAAGAATGTGATGCACGAGATGCCGGGTTGGAAAATGCTTGAGTATTTTCAAGCACAGTCACTTGATGCAATGGCTGACAAGATGGGGCGCATTCTTGCAGGTAATCCAGACTTCAAAGATCACTGGATTGACATTCAAGGATATGCAGCACTGGTGCATCGTGAACTTGAGATGTTTGAATTAGAAGCTGCAGTAAGTTCAACTGTATCTGGGGGATACACCAATGACGAACAACAAGCTGGCTGAAATTGTCAATAGGATTGAACGGCTGGAAGATGAACGTGCTGTCCTTGCTGCTGATGTGAAGGACATCTACACTGAAGCCAAGAGCAGTGGCTACGATCCAAAGATCATCAAGAAAGTCATTGCTCTTCGCAAAAAGGACGCTGCGACTATCGCTGAAGAAGAGGCTCTGCTGGACACCTATAAGTCTGCGCTGGGTATGCTCGAAGGAACTCCACTTGGAGACTATGCGAAAAAGCAGGAATAACAGGAGCAATTATGAAACAGGCAATCTACGCATCAATCTTTGTCGCCGCTGCATCACCAGCCTTCGCTTATCAGGATGAAAGTAATGCGTCCTACTGGATGAAGGAATGGGAACGGTGGAACGGATCAGTCACAATGACTGCGACTTCCAATCTCAGTGCCGACAAAGAACGGGTGAAGAAGGTTGTCGAGCGGCAGGCACGGCAGGAGTTGGGTGCAAAGTGGGTGAATGTTGCGGTGAAAATCGCAAACACTGAAAGCCG